ACTGAGCACGACAAAAACCCAAGTCAAACAGGTGATTCCGAAACCGATTGGCCTCCGAACGTTGCTTCTTTAATCACCACAGCGGCATGGGCGAGAGGCACATCTACTTCGGAACCATCTTCATGCTTGCGTACATGGACATTACCTCGTTTATACGTCAATGACCCCTTGAAGTCACTGAAGTCGAGGACTTGCCAACCACTGTCACTCATTTCTTCATTTCACTTCCCAACATATTGGTAGATGAGCTGCGCTATGGAGTCGAGGACGCCCAAGCGCATCTCGGCGGATAATTTTGACGTGGCCGCTACTGAATAGTTTGTTTACAGTGATAATCCAACTACGATTATCAATAATCTTTTTAATTTCGGGATTGACGTTAGGTTTTAATCCCTCTTTGCTGAGGTAAAGAGGTCGGAGATTCAATCGGGTAACTGAAGTTAAGCCAGCAAGTCGCCATCGATTGACAGGACCATATTCTTCTCGCAACTTTACAATTCCGGGAGTATCAAATGATGAGGTATCAATGAGTAGTTCATCATCGCTGACCAGCCAGCCCAAATATTCCGCAGTGCCATTCGCTAGCGCTTTGCGTAGTAGTGCTTCACATGTTCGAACACTAATAGTTTGTGGCTTGAGCTCTACGGTGAATAGGTCTTCTTTGCGGAATTTGAGAAGATCAACCGTGTACACCTGCATGAGACAATACTTGTATTTTTTGCCACTGGGAACGCGGAATAACCGCACATGATGATAATTACTTCCCAGCTTGGCGAATCCATCCCGAATGGGAATGGATGCAGCGGCTACTGGGAACACCGTGATTTCATCGGAAGCCGTAAGATGTGTTCCATGAATCCGAATCGTTCGATTTGGGTTTTCCGGCAAGCCAGTCTTGGGGTCATAATCTGGGTCACGGGTCAACGCGCACCATAGGGCTTCGCTGGATGCCCGATCAATATCTGTAGTAGAGATTGCGTCACCCACCTTGAGCCGGGTTAACTTGCCAATCGTGTCTTCATGTGCCGCACCATTGCCAAGCCGCAGACGCAGGTTATGCATAACAACAATGCGATCTTGTACGAGTGCATTATTCAATAGTTCTGCTAAGGCCTGCATGCGGTACTTCCACTTGGTCCACTCAACCTGATGCACATGATCCGAGCCAGTAAATTCCCGCCATTGGGGCGCTTTGCGGCGCAGCTCCTGGTCGAATTTCATATTCGACCGTAGTGCTAGCGTTTCCGCAACATAATTCGACGTGAACGCAACAACCGCGGCATCTACCGCGTGATGCCGGCGATCCAACCGCGACTTACCCTTACCATCGACGAATTCCAATTTGCCGGAAATACCCGAGGCCCTTCGTGCCTCAGCCGTCAAAGCACCCTTATACACCCGGACTTTTGTGTCACCATCCTTGAACTTTTGCGCAATCCGGGAGCGGAGCTCATTCGCCATCCACGCCACGGATTCCAAGGAACGAGCATCAATCGGCTCATCGGTGGCCTTACGCCGTAGCCGATCGCACACTTGCTTACGGAACTTATCAAATTCAGGTTTACGCAGGCCAGAATCCGTAACCCAGTGGTGAGTTCGTTCGATCGCTTTTTGAACAGAGACACCAGGTCGAGAGGTATTTTCTGCCCACACCGCAAATGCGATATTAGACTTTGAACTGTTGCACTCACGGCACACTGCGACGAGATTATCCCTGGTATTGGTGGAACCTTCACCCGCTTGTGGGATGATGTGGTCCATTTCAGAATTCTTAAAGCTAATCTCTGCTCCGCAGTATGCGCATTTACCATTCTGCCGTTGGATTGATTGAAACCGCCAGACATCTGCACGGCTTGGTCGACCCTCGATGCCTAATTTTTCCTGCATCTCGGCCACCACTTTTACATTCCGCTTTGCACGCTGTTGATTGTCCCGGTCAAGTTCCCGCGCACTTGATTCACTCATGAAAGCAGCCCGTACGTGCTCAATATTGACAGACTTTGGGGCACCCCACTGGCGTTCCGCCGCGTTTAACCACCGAGCCGTTGCCTTCAGCACCCGATCAACCGCAGGATTTCCCACCCGCTCGCCGATTTCCGGTGCCGGCGGTGCCCAATCATTCGAAATCTTAAACTCTGCCTGCCGCGCCTCATATAAATCCATGCCCTCGCCAATCATGCGTTTGGTGAGGCGATCAAGAGTGTCCTCGCTATAGGCTGCGCGACCAATGGGCAGGTGAAGCCCATCAAGCTTCTCCTGATCCTCGTCAGAAATACCGAAAAAGAACTCCTGCACTTGGGCGCCAGCCTGGGAATCAAAATCATCCACCTCAGCGTTCGACAACGCCTTCACCATGGCTGCCCGGGCATCGGCGTCGGCAGACTTCCACCACGTGGCAAGTGGCTTAATCTTCGTGTTTTCCATGATCCGGTTAGTATCGTGAACCGGTGGTTTAGCCCCGGCGCGCTCACCATCATCAGTCATGATTGCGGTACCCACCAGGTTGCCGCGGTCGATCTTGAGCTGTTCCGCAACCAGCTGCCACGTGGGCTCCTGCTTAGCAGGCAAGCTCCGCAGGTAATCGAAAACCAGCCTGGTTTCCTCGGTGGTGAGGCGCCGATTCCCCTTACCGCCGCGGATCCGCAAATTACCGATCAATGCCGCAATACGATACTGCTGGAACGCATCCGATGCCTTCAGTGCGCGCTTCTTCGTGGGTTGCAGGGGATCCTTACCCACCTGCTCTGCGGCTGAACCCTTCGGAGACTCGGCCGCAAACACGTGGTCAATGATCTGCCTTACCAGCTCGTTGGAAAGGCCTTGAACCTTGGCAATGGTATGAATCTCGTTGGCATTGTCACTTTGTCGTGGCCTGGCCGCTAACAGACTATTCTCGCCACGCAGCCTTGTCTTGCCCAGATTCATGCCGGTTACCAGTTGGCCTACCGTGATGGTTTCCGGGATGGTTCGCCCCAGCTGCTTCGCGCATTCCTCCTGCATTGCTAAAAAGGCATCTGATGGTTCCGTCACGGTATACAGGGCAGTGACCTTGCTGTAGGGGTTGCGCCACCCTCGGTGCCTGGCGATATGGCGCAGGGCAATGGACAGCTTTTCGCCCAGTTCTTGCTGATCGGTGATGGCGGTGGTGGCCAACTCGGCCCGCACCCGCCATGGGTAAAACGGGTCCTCGTACTTCTCAAACTCCTTGAGCGGCCAACCCTGGGAGCTAATAAACTTGTCGAGCTTGGCAAGACGCTTGCGTTTCCGCCGATAAAGCCGCCGGGTTCGCCGGGCTATGCCCGAGGTCGCTAGTCGAGTAGCGGCGGATTTGGCGCTATCCGGGTCGACACCTGAGTCGTGGATGAGGGAGATAGCGCTGAGGATTTCCGTGGGTTTTCCATCATCATCGATGGCGATGGCCGCCATGCCAAGGGAATAAGACCCAACGTCGATTCCCACCCGGTAGTTCACGTTTGCCGAGTTCAAGGCGAATCCTTTCGTAAAAAGAAAGCCGACGGAGGTAAGTCCGTCGGCTGGAGCATTCTGCGCCGGAAACTAGCCGACACTTACTGAGGTTCAACTCTGCAAGCAATGATAAAAGGAAAAACCTTGATTCGCAAGACTTATTTAGAAAATCGCAAATAGGGGTAATTGAGGGGATAAATTACTGTGCAAATAACTATACAAAGTGGCGGAAGTGACAAGGCTCCATAGGGGTAGAAGTTTTTCTTTAGGTAAAATCCCAGTTAATGTTGACATTTCCACTATTTGGTTGGGAAAATTGTCCCAGATTTGTTGAGCAATTTATTCGTACCATTTTTGCTACATATTTGGTTATTTATAAATTATTCATCTTATTTTCCGCACTTTAGAGCGTCGTAAAGCTGCTACATGACTATCTTGCTAGCCGCAATTTGGTGTGACAATTTGTCATTATTGCCGCGATTGGGTGCTACTCAACACCAGGGTGTTGCGGGAGATGCTTGTCCAGAGCCCCCAATTCGGGTGTACCAATCAGTATTATGGGGCCCAACTACCACCCCAAAATAGCAAATATGCTGGGGTTTTGCATAATTGGAGGAAATGCGATGGCAACCGTACTAGATTACAGCGCCGGGGTTCCCCAGGCTGCCGCCGTCCGTGACGCCGGATACGACGGCGCGGTGAGATATATTAGTCCGCCGCGTGCGGATTGGATGCGCGGAAAACCCATCCAACGTGCCGAAATTGATGATTTTCATGTTCATGGCCTCGACGTGGCTTTCGTCTGGCAATACGGAAAAGAGGCCGATTCCGACGTTATGCGCGGCCGCGACGGTGGGCTTGCCGATGCTCGCGCCGCCAAACAAAAACTTGACGAGCTCGGCTGCAGCAACCATCCCGTGTTTTTCGCCGTGGACTTTGCCATCACGCTCGAACAGTGGAACGTAACGGCGGTCGAATATTTTCGGGCCTGTTGCGAAATCCTGGGGCGCGAAAGAGTCGGGATCTATGGCCATTCCCGCGTAATCAGTTGGGCGGTCGAGGACGGCGTGATCGCCAACTTGGGCGGCGGAAAACACCTGGCGTGGCAGACAATCGCCTGGTCATGGGGCGAATTGTCTGATGAAGCAGTCCTGTTTCAGCGGGCTGGTCAGGTCACCGTCGGCGGTATCGAATGCGATGTTAATGACGTCTGGCACCACTACTGGGGCCAAAAACCCGTGTCCGAAGTTGCGCCACAGCCGCAGTCGCAGCCCGAGTCGTCCGGGCCGATCGTGGTGCGCTACGATGCCGACTTCACCGCGGACATGCCGGGCGTGGGTTACCGGTCGATCGACAGTATCCAGTCGATTTGCGTCCATACCGTGGAATGTCCGCCGGAACGGGACGGGATTGCTGTGGCCCAGTGGCAGACAAACCCCGCCAACGGGTCAAGCTATAACGTGCTCGCCGGCGCCGACGGCATTTTAATTTTGTGCAATACAGATGATTTTATGCCGTATGCCGCCGGCCCCACCGGTAATGCCCGTTGTCTCCACATCAGCCTCACCGGTTACGCGCGAATGAGCCGTGAGGATTGGCTTGACGACGATGCAAAGCTGCGGCGGACCGCTGAACAGATTGCCAGCTGGTCGCAACTGTACGATATTCCCCTGGAATTTATCGACGCCGACCGGCTGCGTGCTGGTGCCCGCGGCGTGCACGGGCATGCTGAAATCTCCGAGGCCTGGCGCGAAGTCAACCACACCGATCCCGGCCCCGGATTCCCCTACGACGTGGTGCTCGGCTACGCCCAGGAACTCCGTAACACCCGCCAACCCAATAACCCCACCCCAACACCCACCCCGGAAACCCCGGAGCAAGGAGAAGAACGGATCATGATTCGCTGGATTTTAGACCAACTTGTCGGCCCCGAATGGGACACCAAGGGGCCACGGTTCACCGGGTGGAAAGCCACGGAAGGCAAAACTTTTGTCGACTTCGTTGCCGGCAAGATTCGGCTGATCCCCGAAATTGCCCGGACGGTAGCGACCCTGCCAGAGCGGTTGGACCGGATCGAGAAGATGCTGACGGAGCTTCAGAAACAAAAATAGCTGCCGCGGTGGTGGGGGACCGGCGGCCCGAACTTGGCGGTGCGTCTGGTCGGCTCGGCGAGTGGCGGACGGTTCCGGTAGAGCATCGAAAAACAGTTCGTTTCTGCGGGTTTTGGAACCACCAAATCCATCACGAACAAAAATTCGAATTCCCGCGAATTCGGTGCCTGCATAACACCCACCATGTCTCACACACGTAAAACCCCACCGACTCGGCAAAACGCCTGGCAGTGGGGTTTCAAACGTGCCTCCAGCAGGATTCGAACCCGCGACCAAAAACCACACAACCAGCAAAAACACCAACAACACCCCTAGGCGCCACGACAATCCCACGACGCCTGCAAAACCCCATCCATAGCACGCGCAACCTCATCCAAATCACCATCAAAAAGATCCGCATAAACATCCAACGTCATCGCCGCCGACGCATGCCCCAACTGGCGCTGCACAACCTTCACACTCGCCCCAGACGCCACCATCAACCCCGCAGCCACATGCCGCAAACCATGCGGCGTCACCCACGGAAAATCCGCATCAGCACCCATAGCACGCTGCACCGCCCCATAAAACCACCCATCATAACCAGGCACCCGCATAAACCCACCATCCGACTCCCTAGGCCACAACAGCGCATCCCTAGCCTTCCCCTCCATCAACGGCACCAGCATCTGCATCACCCTGCGCGGCACCGCCACCGTCCGCCGCTCATGATTCTTCGGCGTCCCCACATGCACCTCATACCCCACCGTCACAGCATTACGAGTAATACTAAGCCGACCCCTAGCCTCATTCACATCACACACCCGAAGCGCCACCGCCTCACCCCACCGCAAACCAGTCGTCGCCAACACCCACACAAGCTCCTGGTAACGGCTACACTGATCCACTAAAAACCGCACCTGGCTCGCCGTCAAATACACCTTCTTCGACTTAGCACGCCGCGGCAACCGCACACCCCGCGCCGGGTTCGCTCTCAGCAACCCGTCCAGCACCGCTAAATCCAACACCTGGGCCAGGCACGCATGAGCATGCCGCACCGTGGCAGCCGCACGATCAATACCCGCCACCCATTCCTGAACATCACTCGGCCTCACCCCCATAATCGACACCTCACCCCACCGAGGCCGCACATGCACCCGCCATGACTGCTCAGTCGTCCGCATAGTTGACGGCTTCAAATGAGTCTGCATAGCAAGCCACCGATCCCCAAGCTCCCCCACCGTGATAGCTGTTTTCTTCGGCGCCACCCACTGCCCAGCATGAATATCCGTAGCGTTCTTAGCCGACCAAGCCTCCGCCTCCGCCTTAGTGCGAAAACCCTGCTTCGTGCGGCCCCGCCCATCAGGCGACCGGTACTGCACCCGCCACGCATACCCCCTCGCTGTTTTGTATTTACGAATCGACGCCATTTCGTTCCCCTTGCTCCTTGTTCCCGAAAAGGGCCCCCACCAAATCAGCAAGGGCCACAAAAATTTACAGGCCAATTACCGGCCCAACATTGTCCACACTAGTGTCCACCAATCACCACAGGTCAACCCGTAAAAATAGGGCAAACTGCCGCATTGATATCCGCCATCTTGTCCGCATTACTTGCCAAGATCAATGTACTTCAACTGATGATAACTCTGCTGAACATCACTAACCCCCAGGAACCCATGCCCAAACCCCGCAGGAACCTCATAAACCCACGTCATCGGGCTATCAAACCCGGGGTTAAGCGAATCATTACATTCAGGATTGCCAATAACATTACGAAGGTCACGGATCGGGTCGAATTGTTGCCCTTGTTCGTTAATAAGAACAGCTCGAACATCAAACATGCAGGTTAAGTCCCAGCTATGGGAACTCATGTTCTTCACCCGAGTCTTCACAATAACAAACTGGCCGCCTTGCCGCGGGGAAATAAATTCATTAACCCCGGCCTCACGCATATAATCTGCTGCGTAGACTTCCAGCTTGTCAGTCTTCTCCACCTTCTCCACGGTAACAACACCACCATCGAAGGAGACTTCCTTACCCACCCCCGGATAATTCGCTTTCGCATCAAACTTTAACTCACCATCAGCAGAAGAAACACTCTCCTGAAGCTGCTGCGCAACCTGCTGCCCAACTTGATCTTGGCCGGAAGACGTCCCCTGCTGCATGCCATTAGCACAGCCAGAAACACTACAAACAACCACGACACAGGCCAACAGCGCCGCTAATTTCCTCATGGAAAACACCCTCTCAAAGGTATAGAAACAAACGATTTAAACGATTCACAAGAAACTCTTCACCCGAGCACGCAACTCATCCGCAAACCCATAAGGGCCGCAATCTCGGCGGCTATAATCATCCATTTTCTTGCTGAAATTCGGAATAGTCTTGAACGAAATAATTATCCCCCTCCTCGGTAAGTAGCGGGGCTGCAGGGTCGCTATCTAAGAGCTCTTCGATAATTTCTGGACTCCATTTAGCAAATGCTAGCCGTTTCCGGATGCGCCCATCAGTGCGTTGGCGAGTAGACCAAGCAATCATCTCGATAAAAGCCAGCTTGGCGGCCGGTGATAATGGAAACACCTTTGGGCTGTCGAAGAAATCGAGAGTGATATAAATGAATAAGCGGTCATCTTTAGCCGACATAAACTAAACCTTCTATATATAAAATTCTTTACTCTGGTGCGTAGTTAGTCCATGCTTTGCGTGGTACTCACAGGATCTTGGGATAAGGGTCAGGGTCAGCTGAGGCTGAGGCCGCATGCGCTCACATGCCAGGTACGGCCAACACGGTAAAGGCGCTCCCAGGTGCGTAGCAGGTGCATGGTAACACCTAGCTCTGCGGCCATGGCCACGGGCTCGCCGTCGCATTCCCATGCGGCTTCTTCTACCAGGCCATCGTCTAGCAGCTGGTTGGCTGCCCACTCGTCGGCTTCGCGTTCATTATCTGGTGTGGAGCAGTCATGATTGTGATACGCATGCCCTAACTCGTGGGCAACAGCGCACACCCGGGTTATCGGGTCTAACCCATGCCGGGCATAGATCGTACGAGTCAGGGGATGCCAGCACGCATTCATGCGTGGGGTAAGCGACCCCGTTTCGACAAGACGGACATCAAACTGGTGCAATAAAAGTTCCAGCCGTTGTTCAGTATCATTCATCATGGCTCCTCAAAAACTGATAATGAACTTAATCAATTATGAAACAAAACCACGAGGGAAGCAATAAATTTCGGCGAAAAAATATGTGTAATAAATCTCAAAACCCTGATATGCTTGCCATTGAGCTGAACCATTCTTTTTCGCCGCTGGGGTTCAACTCTGAAAACCCCTGATATGCTTGCCTGCGTTAATCCGGGCAATAATCGCGTGCTGGGGTTCAACTCTGAAAACCCCTGATATGTTTGTTGCAGCCCTGAAAATAGGGTTTGAGCAGGCGGTATCGGGAGTTTCTGCTTTGAAAAAATTGCAGCCCCATCCTGAAAACTTCTTTTATGTGAAATGCTCCTCGATAGGTGGTGTCGCCTCCTGCGCAGCTACCCGCTCCACTCCTGCGTTAATCCGGGCGACAATAGCATCATCATCAAAATCATCAGCAGCGTCAATCGGAGTTTTGCATGGGTCGCTGTGAATGTCGATTGGTTTATCTTCTTCCAGCAGCCTTAGCCGCAGTAGAAGCTCTTCGGTTAGCTCGGCGTCGGTGGCTTCCTTAAGCGTTGTCCCGCCTGTATTAACTTCTCGAAGATCGGCTTCTTCGTCGGTTAGGAAACCTGCTGCTACTAGAGCTTCTAAAACATTTCGGTTGTAGTTACGGGCAAATTTTACAACGAAATCGGGATCTGCCCTGGCGCCATTTTTCCAGCGAGTAAAGGCAGATTTGTCAAAGCCGGCCCTGTTAGCGGCTGCGCTATAAGTGTCCTTTCCGATCACTTTTGTGACGTATTCCCACCATCTTGTTCCCATAAGAAAGATAGTAGTTGCGTAGATGCAAAGCAGCAAGCTGTTGGAGCAATCTACATATGGGTTGCGCAAGAACAACGCTCTATGTAGAGTTGTCCGTAAACAACCAAAGAGATGGGGTGAAACAACGTTATGGAAAAAGTCCACACCGTTCGAATCCGGCAGGACTGGCTTACGCGAGAATGCAACCGCCTCGGAGGAATGTCGTTTTTCGCCAAGAAAGTTGGTGTGACCACGAGCACTATTAGTCGGCATTTTCACGGTAGAGCCGAGGCCGGCCCTAGATTCATCGGTGCGGTTCTGGCTGCATATCCAGAAAAATTTGACAAGGTTTTTGACGTCACTGAAGAAGCTGTAACCGTACGTCGGGCCCGAATGGTGAAACAGATCGTTACCAGGGAGGGCTACTGATGCTATCTGTTTTTGTTGCGCAGGCTCTTCTTGATTATGTGGCTTCGAGGCACACCAAGTGGGGTTTGCCACTGGATATGGAATACGATTTTCCGAGTTTGACGGCCCCCGAGAACGATAGCCTGGCTGCTGATAGCAGGCTTATTGACATGGCCTGCGGGTGTTTGCTTCAGGCCTTCCGCCAGGTTGAGGTGCAGCTGGCCGAATCCGGGCAAGTGCTCGGCTTTAACAGCCCCAACGGGGTGGCCTTCGCGCTCGGCGATAACGGTGAGGTGCATTGCGTCGTGGGGACTGTTGTTTGTGATAGTAGCGACCCCGACCCCAGTCTTATCGCTGAGCTTGATTCCCCATTCGTAGATCAGGTTATCAGTGCTAGCTTGCAGCGCCCTGCTGCTGATGCGGTTCGCATCCTCTGCTATCTCGTTGGCGTGTTCTGCAGCAAGGTTAGCCCTTTCGGCAGCGTCCAAGCTTTCTCTAGCGGTTTCGTTAGCAATTTCAGCAAGACGGTTAGCGCGCTTCGCATCGTAATGGCTCACCACAGCAACACCCAGGCTGACCACGCTGATAGTAGTAGCCGTGATGAGGGAAACCAAGGGGATATCCACACTCCAAGTATAAGTGCCAGCGCCCCGTCGTAAAGCCCAGTAAAAAGCAAAAACCCCGCTTCACAGCGGGGCGGAACAAGAAACGACAGAGAAAGTGTAACACGAATGCATTATTTATTCAAAGTGAAAGTGCCTGGTACCCCGAACACGGTCGATGCGACCCTGATTGATGGGCAAATTTGGGTCACACTGTCGTCAGTGTGTAACAGCCTGGGCATCCACCAGCCCACCCAGCAGGACCGACTGAAACTCACATGCTGGGCAAAGCTGGACCGTATCCCCCTGGTGACTGAACGCGGCCGGGAACAAACCATGTACGTGATCGACCGCCGCACACTGACCATGTGGCTGGCCACCCTAGGTGTTTACCGCAACAAGGCCACCCGGAAAACCCTAGAAGCCTACCAAAAAAACATTGATGATGTGCTAGACCGGCTCCAACAAGGCCTACGTGGGGAGAAAAACTACCCCACCGCACCACTAGCAGAGAAAGCGCAGTGAGCATGAGCCGCTGTAAAACCCCCGCATCTAAACGCCGCCGCCCGCGCCGGGAGGGGGAGTGGTTGACACTGCCGGAGGCCGCTGCATATACGAAAATCCACCGCCAAACTCTGCGGGTGCTGCTGCTGAGTGGAGAGATCCCCTACAGCCGGAAAACCGCCCGGCCGCGCTCCCCGTACCTGATCGAGCGTGACCATTTAGATAGTTATCTTGCTCGGGTGAGTGATGACTGCCGGGCCGCTGCTGAGGGAGGTGCCTAATGAGTGAACATGAAAATGCCCTGATATTGCTTGTTCAGACCTTGATTTTGGGGCCCATGACAAGCATATCAAGGGTTTTCGAGTTGAACCCCAGCCGGTATATCCCGCCTCAGGCCGCGGTAGGCGTCGTTAATGATCGTCGTGATATCCGTGTTCAAGTGTTGACAGCACCGGTAGAGAACCGGGACGGGTATATCCCGAATTCCCTTCAGATACCTGCCCAAAGTCACGTATTCGATACCGGTATCACGGGAGAGTTGGCGGACGGATTTTCCGTCGAATGCCGCAGCAGCCCTAATTGCTGCTCCAACAGCGGTGTTGAAGCCCTCGGCGGATTTGATTTCGCTTTCCTCCATATCAACAACTATAGCCGTACGGCGATAAAAGAAAGCTGGCGGGTAGCTAAGATACGGTTGACTATAGACCAAAAAGAATACTATTGTAGCCATATGGCATGTATAAGATTCATTTTGGGTAGTTTTTTAATCAGTAAACCTAACCAGAAAGGAAACAATAATGTCTACCACACCATATGGTGCTGACTCGTACTACGACCCATATGAAGAGCTGGACCGCAGGTTTGACTACCGGGTTTTGGATGATGAAACCCGGGCGCTGCGGATCGCTGTGGGCCGACAGTTTAAGAATTTCGCCAGGAATCTAGAGGCAATGCTTGATGACAGCAGGGAAAAGAACTTGGCCTTGGAACGTCTGGAGGAGGCGATGATGTGGGCAAACGCCTCGCTGGCCCGCGGTGCTGAGACCAGCTAGCGGGATAAAGGATAGCCCTGGCCTGGTAGGCCGCCCCAAAGGGTGTGGGGGTTCGATCCCCCCGGAGGGTGCTAGGCCCCAGCGTGGGGCGTGTTGTACAGCGAACTCGATAGTGGAAACACCCAATTGCCCTTTCCTCGTGCGGGGAGGGCATCTAACCAGGGGCCTAAAACGGGCTCCTGTCAGGCTCATGCTCCGGTGAGGTAAAACCAGACTGCTTGTTGGTTTCGTGTTTGGTCAAGATATTGGTTGGTTTTACGCGGGTTCGACCCCCGCCATGAGCGCTACCCGCCTAACTAGCCGGGCGGGAACCCGGTGCCCCGTGGTCTTCCTCAGCCACGGGGCACCCCAAAAACAGAAGTTAAGGAGTAGCCAATGACGAAGCTCAACTACTTGGAAGAGGATGCTGCCCTGATCGTGGAGAACCTGCCGGAAGGGTTCGAAGCGACAGCCGAGGCGGTGCCGCTTTTCCTGATCTACGCGGTGCTGATGCGTGCTAAAGGCATCTACACGACGCTGGAAGACGTCCACGATGCGTGGGCTGCGTGGCGCACCACCACCAACCCAAACCATAGCGATTTAGTGCCTTTCGGCCAGCTTGATGCAGAAACCAGGTCGTTGGATCGCCCGTTCCTCCACGCAATCCATGCGGCAGCCCACATCCGAAACAACCAAACCGAAAAGGAGTCATAATGAATCCCGTACTCGTCATCTCGATAGTGGCAATCGCTATCTCTCTCACCGCCCTGGGCGTTTCAATCAGTGCCCACATGGCCGCCCGCGACTGCCGCAGGGTGACCGTAATGTTCATGACCACGGTGATGGAATACCTGGACAGAGACAGCCAGGTAGGGGTTTGCCTGAAAAAAATCACTGGTGCCGCTGCTGATGCTGATGGTGATAAAAAACCAAACGGTCGGGTGGTAAAGCGCATTCGAGATGACCACAACCGCTAACCCGCAACAACAGCCGCTCACCCCCGACGGTATTCTTACTGCCCCGTGCCATCAGGTGCTCCTCCCGTTTTGGGATGGGCGCCTGTACATGGAGAAGGAAGAAATGATGCTGGCCCGCCACGAGCAAGCAAAGTATCTTTGCCGCCAATGCCCGCTGTTAGAGGCGTGTAGCCGCTACCTGGAGCGCATGGAAAAACAAAGAATGCCAGTCGATGGGGTAGTGGCTGGCCGCTATTACACGCCGAAAAAACGCCGCCGGCGTAAAGCAAAAACCCGGGAAACCCCTAGCTAGCCTGCGTTTTTAAAGCAGAAACCCCCGATACTGCTTGCTCAGGCCTTGCATTCGGGCCCGTGGCAAGCATATCAGGGGTTTTGTGGGTTGAACCCAGCTGACCCATTAATAACAAAGTAAGGAACCCATATAGTATGGATAACAAAATCACACCATTCTCGTTTAATGGTACGCAAGTGCGAGTCGTCACCCGTGGCGGTGCCCCTTGGTGGGTTGCCGCTGATGTAGCACGCGCTCTAGGTTTGCCCCGGGCTACCGATATGACTAAGTACATTGACGCTGATGAAAGGGGGGTGATTACTAATCACCCCCTTAATGGGGGTAGTCAAATGGTGATTATCTCTGAGTCTGGCTTGTACTCGGCTATCTTGCGTAGCCGGAAACCGGAGGCGAAAGAATTCAAACGCTGGGTAACCCATGAGGTGTTGCCAGCGATTCGGTCGCATGGCGGTTATCTCACCCCGGAAGCAACGGCCAAGGCGTTGTCTGAACCGGATTTCATTATCCGCCTAGCCACGCAGCTGAAACAGGAGCGGGCCCAGCGTTTGGAGTTGGAAACCCGGGTGGAAGAAGCCGCACCCAAGGTGCTTTTTGCTGATGCTGTGAGCGCATCAACCACCTCGATCCTGGTGGGGGATCTAGCGAAGATCCTCAAAGGCAACTGTATTGATATTGGCGCTAACCGACTCTTCACCTGGCTACGAGCCCATGGGTTCCTCACCTCTCGGCGTGGTGCTGATTGGAATAGCCCCACCCAGAAAGCCATGGAATTAGGTCTCTTCGAGATCAAAGAAACCGTTATTACCCACGCCGATGGGCATATCACGGTCAATAAAACGCCGAAAGTCACAGGTAAAGGCCAACAATACTTCGTCAGCCGTTTCCTTGATGGGCGATTCGATATCAATGACACGGGCGTCACAGTGACGAAACAAGGAGCATAAGAAATATGACCACGACGAACACTCCCACTTACGAATCTCGCCTAGCGCTACGGTCCCTCCGCAGGCATGCTGCAGGCAAAAAGACCGGTCGGGCTGGGTTACGGGCCATGGAGGCCCTCGGGTATGTCACCGAAGACGGCGTTATCACCCCGGCCGGCAACCAAGCCCTACACGGTGAAAAATAGGTGGCACCTATGATAAAGCACCCGGAAATCCGTGATGCCCTCTACGAAAATGAGAAAAACAAACTCCGGCTCGAAATGAAACGCGAACGCCTCCAGGCGGCTAACCGCTGCTGCGCGCTGGAAGCCACCGGCTATCACCCACACCAGCAAATACACATTTGCGCCAGGCGCAGCGGGCACCGCGGCGGCCACCACGACTACGACACCGGATTCCACTGGAAATGGAACAAAGAAGAAGGAACGAAATGACGGATCACCCCTCAATCCAGCAAATGCTAGACAGCCTGAAGTATCTCCGGGAGGAAACAACCCTCCTGGATGAGGAGGATGAAAAACACCTACGGGTGGTGTCCCGCTGGATAAATTTCCTGCTAGACGACACCGACTACCAAGAGATGCTAAACCAGCCTGAATTCCGAGATAAGCCCGACGACTGTGGGACGCTGGTGACGTTCCTCCCCGACATGCCAGGGGTCAGGGCGGGGGCGAAATACATTATTGGGATCAGCCATCAAGGAGCCGACGATATCACTATCACCATTAGTGACGACTGCCAGTATGGCACCTGCAAAATCACGCAGAAAAACCTCTACCAGCTAGCCCGAATGGCCCTAGTGATCCTCCTACAGACGGAAAACCTTAAAACCAGAGAACGGAACAAAAATGAACACCCCAGCAAATAGCCTAGCGCCGATGCTGGAGGCCATCGGTCGGCTCAAAAAATACGCCCCCGCAGAGCCCTTGGACCGCCAAGACATCAACACGATCATTGATACAATCGAGGCTCTGACCGACAGCCCAACCTACCAGCCAACAGACAGCGTAGGATACGGCAGGCTCGACGACGAAGGCTACGGGGACGGGCTCTTAGTGCTACAAAATGGCGCACTACAAGGGTTCGTGATGGTTGACCACTGCGGCCCTGACCACATCATCCTGAGGACGGAAACTAAGCGGGGCGCCCACCACATCACCCGGGATCAGCTCTACCGGCTAGCCGCCAGTGTCCTCACGGTACTAGCACACGTCGATTACCCCGACCAAAAATAAGTAGAACAAACTTTCCAATTATTGGATTGCTAGTCGGTTATCCGCCATGATTCCGCCACACTCCCGAAGTTGCTCTCGTGCCTCTAAAAGCAGCTTCGGTGGCACCCCGGCGCGCTCGGCTTCGGTAATCGCCCGGCTTAGGGCTTCGCTGGCGTTTAGGGCTTCGTTAGCGGCTGCTATGAACTTCTCGGTGGTGTCGGTAAGTTCCGATAGCTTATCCGTAACTCCTGCCAGGCTTTCGCTAGCGCTGGGGTCAATAGTGAAAGCTTCCACTGGAACGCCTAGCACTTCGGCTAGGGCAGTGGCTTCCCAGATTCGCGGTATGCGCTCCCCGGATTCGATACGCCGGAGATTGGTCATGTGCATTGTATGGCCGGCTCCTTCTAGCTGGCGACCTAGCTCCGCTAATGACCATCCGGCCCTCTTCCGGTAGTAGATGAGATTCTGACCAAAAATGCTACTTTTATCCACCATTTAACCCTATCATGAGCACAATGTGTGTTGACATAAGGGGCGGCATTACTTAATATTTGCCCTATACATGTTTAAACACATATCGTGCTTGAAATTCCCCATATCCCCACAGAAAAAATCACAAATAGAACATTTATCACCGTTGTTAGCAAAAGCTGGCAGCTGCCACCACCTAAAGGAGACCCATTATGGCGACGAAAACCGCCACTGCCCCCAAAGACGACCGTTTGTTTATCCGTATCACTCTCGATTTTTTCGATAGTGAAAAGGTGTTTCCGCTATCGCCGGGCGCCAAGCTAGCTTTCATTGAGATGATCGCTTGGTCGGCCCGTCAGCATACTGATGGGCGAATAAGGAAACGGCTAGCACGTGCTAGGTGGACGCCAGCCATTATCGAAGAGCTCTTAGACAGCGACCCTGAGCGCCCCCTACTGGCCGAGGGCGACACTGATTACTTCATCCATGACTATGCGGAGCACCAGCAGACCACCGCGGATATCGAGGCGGTGCGTGAAGCCCGGCGCGCAGCTGGGCGTAAAGGTGGGCTGGCTAAAGCCGCAGCTCAACAGGGTGTTTCTAGCAAAAAGGTAGCAAAAGCTAGCAAGCCGCTAGCAAAACCTGCCGAGAAAGAGAATGAGAAAGAGAACTATAAAAAGAAAGGGGAAAGAAAAGCCCGTGGTTCGGTAGCAGCCTCTGTTGCGCTTTGTCCCGTGCCCGACGCCCCCTCTCCCTCTTCTCAAATCGAAATTGGGTTGGTCCCCGATGGGGTGGCGCCTGCTGCCGCAGTCGGCCACTCTGCCGACTTGGAACCTCAAGAGCCGAAGCCGGTGGGTGCCCCGCGGCCGGTGGTGGTTGATCCCCAGTCTGCGGTAGAGCCCGCGCCCGCCCCGGTTCTTGAGGATCCGTGGGCTGGGCTGCCTGACCTCGCCGATCACCAGGCCACCCAGTCGTCCGACACAGATTGTGCTGATGGGCGGGTGCCGTCCTGCCTCAATCCCACCAGTGAGAAAACCGTAACCGCGAAGGATCAGGCTGTGGTTGCTGCTGTCCGGGCGTACCAGGTGATCGGCACCCCTGCGGAGTGGTCAAGTCCTGACGATCCGCGGTGCCGGAAACATGCTTATCTGCCGCGGGAGGAGGTGCCGCCGTGCCGTAACTGCATGCGGTCCCGGCAGTGGTTCGAGCAGCGCGCCGTAGCGGAAAAGCAGGCACATCTAGCAGCTATCCACGCCTGCCCCTTGTGCGATGAACGAGGCTTCGTGGAAGTCAAGGGCGCCGCGGGCAAAACGGTGGTGGCGCACTGTGACCATACTGGCGAGCTGCCGAAACCGAAAGCGGAGACCCAGCCCCGCCCTACCGGCCGGGGCATGCCCGCACACTTACGCGAGAAGCTAGACGGCATCCTGGGGCGTCAAACTGCCCAAGAAACCGCCCCAGAAGCCCCGCAGAAGGCCGAAACCTGGGGCACCCACACCAATACCCCAAACCGTGATCCAAGCCCGGCAGAAGAGCGCTCAGGCGAGCTGTTGACGGTAGGAGCTGCGTCATGAGCCGCGACCCATTCTTTGACGCCATCCGCGACCAGCTTTTACCAGACGCTACCGACACCGAAATCGAAAGTTTGTTTGGTCAGTATTTGGGTGCCCAGCCCGAGCCTGCATTCATCGCTCACATCGCCGGTGACCCCAAACCCCAAGGGTCTAAACGCTATGTGGGTGGCGGGCGAGTCATCGAAGACAACCCCGGCACACGGGCGTGGCGGCAATCCGCCCAACTCCAACTCGCCACCTACCGCAGCCGCCAACTGAAGGAACCCATCGACGAAGCGGTGCTGGTGCAAGCGGTTTTCTTGCCTACCCCGCCCTAAAAGCGTTCGCAGCATACTCCCCACGTCCAAATCCTCATACGACCTCAACGAACTATGTAGGGCGCTAGAGGACGCCCTAGAAGGGGCCGGTGTGCTCAAAAATGACTCCCGAATCACCACATGGCACGCCCGTAAACGCTACGCCGAAGCCGACAGCAACGGGCCAGCTATCACCGGCGTGTTCCTACGAATCTATAAGGAAAAACAATAATGTGTACGCTGTTAGACGAAAAAACCCGGCGCGCTAGGAAACCACACGAGTGCTATGCGTGCGGGGCGGTAATCAACCCTGGTGAGGAATACTGCTGGGAAAAATATGTAAACTGCGATGGCCTTTATGAACTGAAAAGCTGCTTAGCTTGCGACATGGCCTTCCCTGAAGTATGGAACTACGTGGGTGAATGGCGGTGCATATCTGACGAAGGCATCACCTTCGAGGACTATCTCGAATGGGCGACCGACCCCGACGACGATGACACCCCCGCCAAGCAAGCCTGGCGTCAGCGTGCCGGCTACACCAGAGAAGGGAAGCTCATTAAATGATCCTCGACGTTACTTGCGGTGCCAGGCTCATGTGGCACAACAAACACCACCCCGATGTGATCTACGCCGACCAGCGGACGACGCAACACCAGCTATCAGATGGCCGGGAAATCACCATCAACCCGAACATTCGGCTCGACTACCGCGCCCTACCCTTCCGTGACAACGCATTCCACCTTATCAACCTAGACCCACCCCACCTCCAGCGCGCCGGGGCGACTGGGTGGATGTGCCAGAAGTATGGGGTTCTCATGACCACGTGGCGGGAAGACCTGCGCCAGTGCTTCGTTGAGTGTTTCCGGGTGCTTGCCCCAGGTGGCACGCTCACTCTCAAGTGGAGTCAAGTCCACATCCCGCTCCGGGAGGTACTGGAACTATCGCCATACCCGCCCCTGTATGGCACCCGCCACGGCAAAAATAATGCTACGTCTTTTACGGTTTTCCATAAACCAATGGGATCAGGAGGTTTTCGAGTTGAACCCCAGCCCTGATCCTAAACCCATCTGGCAGACCGTGCTTGCTACTGCCTACCAGGAGTACACCGCGGCGAAAAATAGTGACAGGTCGCATCGTGATGGAGTGGTGGTCACCCCCGTGGAAATCGTAGATTTTCAAGTCAGGGCGCTGAAAGACTCCCTTGCCGCCCAAGGCGCCACACTAGCTGACCCACGGGTAGAAATCCTCGACCCCTTCGGGGGCACCGGCATCTACTGCGCCAGAATAATGCAACTATCTGGGCTCACGCCGGATGAACTCGACGACCTTTATCACTACCGCCTACGGATGATCGAAATCGACCCTGTCGCCTGCCAGATCGCTGACGCTAACCTCAAAACAGTCTTCGAAGAAGAAACAGGGCGACCGCCACGCCACAGCATTGTTATCTGCACTGACACCTTTACGATCCCTACCGGAATGGAAAACCCCAATGTCTAAAAGCAAAAGAACTAAACGAACCGTAATCTGCCTCCGCTGCCGAAACCTTAAACGCCACGAGTGCCGCGGCCTCTGTAAATGCTGCTATAACCATGTGCGAGAGCACCGCAGCGGTAACGACACACTCGACAATTACCCGCTCTACGCAGACCAAGAAAAATAATCCCCGCCATAAAATAGAACCAACTAGGTGATACCAAGGAGCCATCATGAGCCTATCCGATCTATACCCGCCTATGCCTACAGAGTTAGACCCCTACCTCGGGCTGACTATCGACGCGGTGCCAGACAACCTGAGGGAGCACTTAAAAGGGCAGCCGTTCATAGAGATATCATCTGGTAAGCCTGTTGTGCTGCTAGCCGATATCCACCCATCGAGGCAGCGTTACCCTGTACTTGACTTGCAAATTGACTGTATCCGCTATGTAAACATTGCCGATTTAGCGCTTGCCCTAGATGAAGAACTTCCAACCTATTTAACCTGCGAATCGCTCTATCTGATCCAGAACCCGGGCGAATACATCGACATCGAGGATGGCAAGCACCACATCATGGACACGATGGGGTGGCGGTTGCACCGTATCCCTCAGGAAGTTTGGCCCCACCTGAAGCTAATGGACCAGTGGTTTCTCGACCTGGACCGTCACCGAGAAGTGTTGCTCGAAAGCTATATTGGGGGCGACTGTCGGGTAAAAGCCCCCAACCTCGTGCCGTTTCCAGGGAGCCACTGGTGGCCCCCGCCAGGCGGCTAAAAGTTATTGATCGGTTTGCTAATTTCTAGCCGCACCATGCTGTTTCTCACTATCGTATGATGTGGTAAAGAACACATTCGCATCGCCCTTGAAACCGGTACCCCCACTTGAAAGATACAGCGCCACGCTGTATAATAAAGAGTGTAAGCCAAACGGTTTACAGAAAACTCAATAGTGGAGGGGAGGTGACCCCAGATGACCGACAAGGTTAGCCTGGCTCTCTCGGCGATTGCCGTAGCCACCGGCATCCTGACCTACTTGCAAGGCAGGAAACCCGGAGGCAAGCATCGGAAGCGGAAACGCTACCGTCGCGGTAAGCGCCAACGGTAACCCCCGGGTGAGCTAACAGCAACTTAGCTCACCCGGGGGAGACCCCACCACCCTACCACGTGAATCCCCAGGAAGGAGGAAAGCCCATGAACGCGCGACCCATGTACATCGTATCGGTAACCGCATTTACCGCGGCGATAATCACTGCGTTATATAACAAAAGTGTAAGCATTGCCACTGCTACGCTACTCGTTATTGCCGCTGTAATCCTCGGGTACATCACCTGTACTGGCCGCTGGCGCCGCTAACCAGCAACCCCACCAGCTTCGGCTAGTGGGGTTTTCAAGTTGAACCCCAGCTTCCATTAGAAAGACTCCACGATGATTGATATCACCCTTGCCAAAGACATCCCGCACCGAACAGCCATCACCGATGACGGAATAGAATACTGGACCGTCACGGCTATCACCCAGCACATCGGCGTCGCTAAGGCCACCTTCGCTAGCTATGTTGCCCGTGGCCAAGCCCCACAGCCCGTATTCCAGCTAGAGCGCACCCGCCTATGGGACGCTGCCGAAATCAAACGATGGCACGCCTCACGCCCCACAAAGTAACCACACCCCTGCCCTTCGCCTCCCAGGGTGCGGTGAATACCTCTAGTGGCCAAGCCTCAGCTTTACTATTGCCTCACGCATACCAGCTGGGGAACGGGAGGAAACCATGGGCGCCGCCACCACCGAGACAGGCCTACGCGCCACGCTACGGGGCCTACAGGGCCTCTGGGTGGAACTGGAAGCCGCCAAGTACCCCACCCCCACCCGTATAACGAACCCCCAGGGGGGTAGGAAACCCGGGGCCCACCCCACTACACCAGGCGGGGCCGCCACCGCCCTAGATATCGACCTCACCCTTAGGCTCTTTGAAGTTGCCCGAGACATTGCCAACCATATCCAGCCAAGCCGTATTCTCACCTGCGACGCCCACCAACTCCTAGGCTTCCTCGCCTTCAATGCTGGACTCATCGTCACCCTGCCCTTCGCCCCCGACATCCACGCCGAACTCCGCTACCTGGAGTCCAGACTCCTGGATTTCCTCCGCGCCGGGCAGCCCATGGTGTGCGATGCCGGCGAGCCGTGGTTGACGTGGCGCACTATCATCCATGCTGCCCATGCTGAAGGGTATACGGTTAGCCGTGCGCTGCTACGCAAGTGGGCTGAGCGCGGACACATCAGCACGCACCTAAGCACTGATCGCATCGCATGCTATCGACTTGGTGAGGTTCTAGGCCACCTGAAAAATATGCCTTTGCCTGCTGTCACAGCAGATGATATAATCGACGCGACGACGCAGCCTGCAGAAAAACCAGTGGAGGGTTTAGGGCTCGCGTCGCCCCGGGGCGTTTTGATGGCTCCTCACCCCGGATAGCTCGTGGGGCAGGGGATTGCCGCTCCACTCCTCCTACTTTCTGACCTTCAGGGAGGGAATCCATATGGCAGCATGGCGAAACGGTGCCCCTACCCACGTGAAAACTCATATCCGCAAGAAAATCCTTGCCCGCGACGGCTACACATGCCAACAATGCGGCAGCCCAGCCGCCGAAGTAGACCACATCGACAACACCCGCGGCCCCGGATACGATGCTCTTAGCAATCTCCAATCGCTCTGTGTTCTATGTCACAAGGCCAAAACGCAACGTGAAGCGCTGGCGGGGCGTGCCGCCCGGGTAGCGAGAGTGAAGCGACCCCCCACCCCCTCATTTTGTGATATTCCCCACACTAGCAGGTTTGATACCGACCGGGGGTAGGGGGGTACCCCCCGAGGCGGCCCTCGGGCCGCGGAGGGCAAAGGGCCTGACAGCCTGTACGGGTTCCCAAGGCCAACCTAAAGGAAAGGTTAGGAAAACCTAAGAATGCGAAAGGGGGTGCCGACCGTGCCCGGACCACCCCCGAAAAAGAACGCCCGCCGCCGCAACGCCAGGCCCGACTGGGTGACGCTCCCCGCCGACGGGCGAAAGGGACGCGCGCCCCGATGGCCGCTGCCCGGCCGAGCGCAACGCGGTTGGGCGGAACTCTGGCGACGGCCCCAGGCCATCATGTGGGAACGAAACCACGACGAATTTTTAGTCGCCCGCTACCTTATCCTACGGAACGCCATTCAGGATGAACTCGACCATAGTGTGGTCAACGCCAGCGCTATGGCGGAGCTTCGCCAAATCGAAGACCGGCTGGGGCTCTCACCCATGGCCATGAAACGCCTGCAATGGGAAATCGGCGATATTGAACAATCCAAGCCTGAGGATGATGGGGTGGTGATCGACGCCCATGACCGCTTCGCTAATCTCTGACCTCACCATGCCGCCCGGCTACTACCTCGGTGACAAGGGGGCCTGGTGCACACTTCCATGGCCCACCACCATGGATGAAAAACTGGACCTCATCGCCCACTCTTTAGGCCCCGCGGTCATCGACTGGGCCGAATGGCGCACCGACGAACCGGGCCTCCTCAACGACGACGGTGAGCCCTGGCAATTCACGCCAGGGCAAGCCCGCTTCCTCATCCTCTGGTACGCCTTCAACGACCAGGGGCGGTTCATCTACCGGCGCGGCTGCAAACGCGGCAGCAAAGGCAGTGGCAAAGACCCCCTAGCCGCCGCCATGTGCAACATCGAGCTACTCGGCCCCTCCCAACTGCATTGGGACGGCACCCGCTACGTAGGCAAACAACACACCATGCCCCTAGTGCAGATAGCTTCCAACTCCGAAGAACAATCCAAGGATGTGCTTCGGGTTGCCAACAGCCAATTCGGCGCCGAAGCCACCAACTACTACGGGCTGGATAAAGGCCGCACCGCAACCTTCGTGAAAACCTCCCCAGCCCGCATCGAAGTGCTCACCGCCTCAGAGAGGTCTTCCGAAGGCGACCCCGCCACTTTCATCGTGCTCAATGAAACCCACCACATGACCCAGCGCTCCGGCGGGCACGCAGTCGCTAAAGTCGCTCGCCGAAACGTCGGCAAGTCGAAAAAATCTGTCCAAGCACGAATGGTGGACTTTACCAACGCGCACCAGCGGGGCCAGGACTCTATCGGAGAAAAAACCTTCGAAGCATGGCAAAAGCAACAATCCGGCAAATACCCCCAACTAAAGAAAGACATCCTTTATGACTCCATTGAATTTGACCCCAAGCTAGATATCTACGACCCCCAGCAGCGCTTGCTGGCGCTCCAGCAAGCGTACTCCGACGCCCCCTGGGCCGACCTCGAACGCCTCTCCGATGAGGTGGTAGACCCCGAGCTTTCGGCCGGTGATGCCATCCGCTTCTACATGAATGGACTTGGGGACGCTGAGGACTCCTACGTGTCTGCCAAGGCGTGGGCGGCACTCGCCGACCCGTCCAAAGCATTCGAGCCGGGGGATCAGATCGCCATGTTCCTCGATTGCTCCAAATCAGAAGACGCCACAGCCCTCATGGGGTGTCGGATCAGTGATGGTTTCAACCAGACGTTGGGTGTGTGGTCGAGGCCCCGCGGCCCCCGCGGCGAAGGCTACCTCGTCGACCGCGACGAAGTGGACGCCCGGGTACGAGAAATCATGGAACTATACAAAGTCGTCTGGTTCGGCGTCGACCCATCACCCGCCAAAGATGACACCACCGAGGCCTCCTACTGGCGGCCCCTGATCGACGCATGGCACCGTGATTTCCGCCGAAAACTCCGCTGCTGGGCAACAAAAACCCACTCCGTCCTCTGGGACATGCGACTCTCCGAGCCTGGCGCCGCCGACCGGAATAGGCGCTTCTCCCAGGAGGTGGAGATCATCCAGGACCTTATCGACAAAGACGGTTTGGATGGGCCATTCCGGCATGATGGTGACCCGGCGCTCACAGCGCATGTGAACAACACGAAAATCCGCTGGAACAAGTTTGGTTTGGCGATTGGTAAAACCAGCCGTGACAGCCACCAGCTTGTGGATTTGTGCGTGGCCATGGTGGCCGCCAACGTCGGCCGGCGTGAGGCCCTGAACTCCGGTAAGGTTCGTGCCCGCCGCAAGGCCGGCCCTAAGAAGCGAAGGAGAGTGATGATCGGATGACCCTCGAACTAATCCGCGACTACGAGCTCGCAGACGACGAGCGCGGCCTCATCGCTAAGTTGTCGGGGCGGCTGCAAGAACACGCCCGGAAGAACAAGCTGAAGTGGGCTTACTATGAGGGCAAAAACGCCCTCAAAGATCTAAACATCGCCTTGCCGGCGGTTGCTAGCAGCATCCGGGCGGTCGTCGGCTGGCCCGAGATTGTGGTTGACTCCTTGGCGGAGCGGCTGGAGTGGCAGGGGTGGATCTCCCCAAAGTCGGACATCAGCGAACTGGACCAAGTTTTTGCCGAAAACGATCTGTCCTCTGAATTCGCTAAAGCTACTCTGGAGTCCTTAGTAACCGGTATGGGGTTCCTCGAAGTATCCGCGGGCGGCGATGGTGAACCCGCCATCATTATTGATGCTGTTACCGCAGGCGAAGCCACCTACACGTGGGATGATCGGCTTAACCGCATGGCAGCAGGCTATATTGAAAAAACCGGGGAAAATGGCGAAAAATACCAAACCCTGCACCTGCCGGACCGGGTGATCTCTATCATCACCGACCCCCACGAAGCGGAAAGGGAAACCATCTGCGTCAAACATGGCTGGGGCAGGTGCGGCCTGGTCCGTATCCCGAACCGGTCCCGCGCCGGGAAGGACGCTGGTGCCTCGGAAATCACCACGGCCATCGAATACTATACCGACCATGGTGTGAGAACGGTGTTGGGCATGGAGTTCAACCGTGAGTATTACACCACCCCGCAGCGCTACCTACTCAATGCCACATTCGATCAGCTAGGCCTAGATGAGGATGCAACGGAAAGCGACCTCATCCAAATGGGGTGGAAAGTGGCCATGAGTAAGGCCCTGGTGGTGCCGCCGGGTGATCCTGATGATGGGTTGCCGAACATCACCGCGGGCCAGTTTCAAGCATCCCCGCCTACGCCCTATATTGAAGAGCTCAAGATGATGGCACAGTTAGTGTCGGCACAATCGGGGGTGCCCGTATCCTACCTAGGGTTTGCCTCTGATAACCCGCCCAGCGCCGACAGTATTAGGGCCACCGAATCACGACTAGTGCGGCGCACTGAGCTCCGCCAGTTGGCGTTCGGCCGCCCACTGTGCCGTGACCTTGCCTACGTGTGCAAAGCCATCCTCGACGGCAGGCCGCCCGAATGGGAGTTCATCGCTTCCCTCGAAGCGAAATGGCTGGCAGCCGCCACCCCCACGCTTTCGGCAACCATGGACGCCATGACTAAAGCCGTGGCGGCCGAAATCACCCCGAAGCACTCCTCCGTCGTGTGGGGCAGGGTGGGGTTCAGCCCAACCGAGCAGGAAATCATGCGGAAAGAACTCGCTGAACAATCCGCCACCCAGCGCGCCACCGTGCTTGCTGGCGGTGCTACCACCGTTGGTGATACCACCGTGCTTGAACTGGCCAGGGCAAACCGAGAACCCGAAGAAACCCCCAACACCACCGATGAAACGCCTGTTGAAACCGGCCCGCAGGACACGCCCGCTTCGCGGGGGGGGCGGAGGCAGATGACCTCAAACAACGCGCCGACGCCCTAGGCGTCCTGATCCGCGCCGGGGTCGAACCCAAAGCCGCCGCTGACCTTGCTGGCCTGCCCGGGATCCGATTCACCGGGGCAACCCCCGTATCACTACGGGAGAAAACTTAAGCAAAACCCATGGGAGGGAGGTGATGGTATATGGCCAGAGACCTGGATGCCGAAGCCGACTACCAGCAGGCCATGGACAACCTGCGGACCCTCGCTATACGGGATTTGGTGTCTTGGTGGAAACAAACTGAAACCCTCGGGTTCGCCGACGCCAAGCAGCTTATGGAAGAGCCCTTCCAGGCGATTATCGCAGCCTACGGGGAACAAGCCGCCTACGCCGCCGCCGATTATTTATTCCGCTCCCGCAGCCTCGACGATAACCTTCGTGGCCTGGAATATCCCGAAGTGGCCGACCCTGCAGGATTCGAGCAAATCCTCGGCTCCTACGCCTGGGCACTAAACACCTCCCGCAACGCCACCGGCGGTTTGGATAGGCAGCTAGTGCTACGGAAACTCGCCGGCATCACCAACCGGCTCGTGCAACAACCAGCCCGTGAAACCGTATACCAAGCCACCCGGAAAGCCGGCACCCGCTACGCCCGTGTGCCGGAACCCCACGCCTGCACGTTCTGCCTCCTCCTTGCCAGCCGTGGTGCTGTCTACAGCCACGATACGGTGCTACTTACTGAGGCTGGCAAAAAATACCACGACAACTGCAAGTGCCTCGGCATCGAAGTGCAAACCCCCGCCGACCTACCACGCATCAATCAAGAACTAGAACAAATCTACGCGGAATCCGGCAAATACCCCGGCAGCGACCAAGATGCCTTCGCCGAAGCCATAGAACGCCACCGAAACCAAACACCCGACTGGGTACCACCAGACGCCGTCCGATACCGACGCGCAGTCGACATGTCGAAAGCTACGGTCAGGCGGAAAATCACCGCCAAAGAAGCCTTAGACATCGGCTTAGCGGATGACACAGCATGGCCCGAAAAAGAAGACCGAATCCGCAAATGGCTAGAAGACAACGGTGCGCAATCCGTCATTAAACTCAAGGAACTGGACAAAATACCCGGTGGCGCAGGACTCCGTTTTAAAGAAAAAACTGGGATTTCAAATACTCCTGATGCCATCGTCGATGGGATCACCACGGAGATGAAATCCATCACCTCGAAAAGCGGAATTAATAACAGGGCCAGAAAAGGAAAAAAACAATCGAGCACGCTCATTTGCGACCTAAGGGAATCAATACATGATGAACAAACCATCTTGGCTGATTTACGCAGGGCAGTAGACAATAATGGTGCATATCTTGATAGAATCGTAGTGATAACCACGAAAAAAACCATTCTCTGGGAAAGGAGCTAAAAATGTCGTATGTCGCATCCATCATCATTCGAGGCGCTGCCGAAAGCCCCGAGGATGTCATCACCCAAGCCGAAAATTTAATTGCCTCAAATTTTTCTTCGGCGAAAAGGTACCCGAGTGTCCGTGTCCTTTTAACCCCCCCCGAATTTAAACGTGATTTTGGGCTCGCCGAAATTGACGTTACCCAGTCTCGGGACTCAGACGCGCTATCTCTCCTGAAGGAGA